TCTTCCTTTTCCTTGCCACGCAATTCAGCTTCTACCGCCATGAGGCTCAATATCAAATTCTTTAACTTACTAAGCACCAACTCATTTTTCAAAATATATATACCCCCGCAGGAACAAATAGAAAACGTTCTGGGGGTAGTTTGCTATAGTGTTTAAACAATGTCAATTGGAAATTTATATACCCCCCCCTATGTTTCACGTGAAACAACTGCAACACAAGTTGGGGTAATCACAGCACTCATTGGGTTTAGATGTCCCACGAGGTTTCATCTGGCTGCTTTCCCCCGTTTCATTATACATAGAGAACGTTCGTATTGCGATATGAGTGTGATGGAATGTGTGGATCACAGTGTATAGACACGCAGGACGCAAGCAGGCAAACAGCGGGGGTCGGGTGCGGTGGGGTCGAGAAAGCCACGTTTAAACAGGGGTACGGCATCGAGCCAGTTCTCGACAGAGATCAGTGCTTGCGCTTGTTCGCATTCTCTAGCAGTGTCAGTGATGACTGGAGTTCACTCTTCAATGTGTCTACGTCAATCACTTCATTGATCTGCTCTACCTTATCGCTAAACATTCCTACCGCCTTGCCCATGAGTTCCAGTGAGCGCAGACGTGTACTGACTGGGACTTCGCTATCGCTTGCGTGTTTAAACAATTCAGCCATGATGTGCTTGCGTGCTATCCGTTCATCAGTCAGGATCATTTCTTTCTTGGCTTGCCACAGAGGCTCTAGAAGTAAAGTGATCCTAGGGTCTCGCATTAGTTTGTTCGCATTGCTCGTAATCGTTGCGTGGGAGGAGTTCTCGCAGTTGTACGACTTCATATACGCAGTGATCGGTGTGTGCCCCTCCATCACATAACCAGCAAACATGGTTGCCCTTGGGGACAGTCTCTTATCCCTACCATTAGTCTCTACACCATTCTCTAGGTGTACTCCTGACGGTAATCCATTCTTCTTTACCTTTATCTCTTGCTCTGCTATTGCCTCTCTGTAATCCCTTGCCCTCTCGCCTACGGCATTGATTCCCTCGCCCATACTGATAGCATCGTTCTCATTTTCTGTGCTAATACTCTGAGCGTTACTTACTGGTGCGTTTTTGCCTTGTTTCATTACCTATCCCATCCCTGTTTAAACTTCGATCACTAGCTCACATAATGAGCTTGTTGTGTTTACTTGTCAATAACGTTCCCTGAGCGTTCTCTATTTCACCTGTTACTGGCTCACCACATGAGCCTCTACTATCCCCATCAGTCACCAGTCATTCACCACCTATTTATTCGCCTGTCGCACTTCGTGCTGAGGATCACCATATGAGCTACCCGCTCCCTAAAATTTATTTCAGTGGTGACCGAAACCCCAAAGTACTGTATTTCCATACATACGGTTTAAACGTATTTTAAGGGGTCTAGGAGACGTCAATGCTATTGGCAATAGCAGAGGTCATGCTTGCATGAGATCGTTCAATGGCGAGCCTCACCCTTATAGAATAAGGCTTGGCGGGGAGGGTTTTTTGGGGTCTTATATAAGACATAAAACCATCGGTAGATAGTCTTATATAGAGGGTGAATACTTGAGTGAGTTGTAGGGTCTATGCAACAGATGCTTGCACCTGTTTAAACAATAGTGCTAACATCTAGCCTGTTGTTGCAGTAATCCTTAATTAGTGGAATCAAGCCCACGCAAGGAATCAGGTTAAAGCCCTGCCGAACGGACAAGTGATCCGTCTCCAAAGCTTTAGTAGATAGCGGTTAAGCACCTGACCAACAGGATGCGCTATCGAACAGGCAGAGGAATAACGGAGTTCCCCTTAGATAGGTTGCTATGGTGGTAACCGAATCGGCACATTGTGTTAATCAACGGACTTGGACTTCGAGATAGTAAAAGCAGAGATTCAATCTCATTAGGCTTGCACTAGACACCCACCTACCTATCGGGGTCTGACCTGAGCCTAAGAGGATGCAATTTCGCATCTACTAGGGAGGCTTTAATGACTGCTATCAAAAACACTGCGCCATCTAATGTTGGCAATCTCGTTGTTATTAAAAAGCATGGACGTGGCGCAACCGCTCATTACGAGGTTCGCTATGCCCCTGACGGTAACGTCAAGCCTGTATGGACAAAGACCTATACCGATGCAATCGGCACTAGGGCTGACAACATCAGGCACATTCAGTTTTACCTTAACAGAGGTCAACCCGCTGACCTTACCCGATTGGAAATCTAAGACATATCTAATTTTATGGAGGGCTTATGCAGTTGAACAATGAGGCTTTAGCCGAGGCTTACGAAAACGCATGGCGGGCGGTTAAACGCAAGCCTTGCATCATTGACGTTAAGCCACATGGTTGGTTTCACGTCCGCAAAAATGGGATGACCACTCCCGAAAGTGTCCGAGCCAACAGGCTCATCGAGGGGTTGGTAGTACTCACTCAGCAATTGGTTGACAAGTCGAAACTGCCGTAAGGCAGTCTGCACGTAATGCGTGTACTGATGATGACTAAACAATAGGAGGGCAATATGCCTAGGAATTTCGTAGCAAAGCACGCTAAACGGTGCGGTGCGGGTAGCCATACTGCCCGTAAGTACAGTCGTAAAACTAAACACAAGGGGGTAAAGCATGGCTATTAATCGTGAAGAGTGGTTGAATCAGGCGGTGTCTGAATTGCGTGGCATTTTTGATGCCAACAATTTTCCCATTCCCGCCAACGTCAGGGTGACCTGTGGCTTTCCCAGTAAGCACGCACGTAGTCTGAATCGTGCCATCGGGGAGCATTGGTCTGACAAGGCATCGGAAGATGCCACCCATGAGATCTTGATCTCGCCAGTGGTTGACGATCCCTTTGAAGTATTCGGGATCTTGGTTCATGAGTTGTCGCATTCCGCTACCGATGGGTGCGGTCATCGTGGCAGGTTCGTGGAGTGCATCCGCAAGGTGTGGCTTGAGGGCAAGCCTACCGCTACCACCATCGGTGCTACGTTTCGTGAGAACTTTGGCGGTCTTATCGATGGCTTGGGTGCTTATCCACATGGTCGTTTAAACGTCCAAGCGAACCGCAAGGTTCAGGGTACTCGTATGCTCAAGGCATCCTGCCCGCATTGCAACTACACCATTCGCCTATCCAGTAAGTGGGCAAGCGTTGGTCTTCCAGTCTGCCCAGTTGATGGGCATCAGTTATCACTTTAATTTTTCTAGGGGCTTACATTGAACAATCTAAATATCACCAAGCAAGTACCACTCATTCCACTCGCCACCTTAAACGGTGTGCTTGAGGCTCAGGGTCTACCTCCCTTCCCACCAAGCCTTAAAAATACCGCCATCGCTCAGGTCATCGAGTTGATCAATCAGGGTAAGGTCACCATCGATCAGGTCAAGGCTACCAAGCCATCGGCTACGGCAGGACTACCCGCTGACGTTGCCGAGCAGATCAGCAAGGCACAGGCTCAGATCAACGAGACACTGACCAAGGTTGAGACGGTGCGTGAGGTTGCCAGTCGGTCACTCGATGAGTTGCTGATTCAGTCAACCGCCATCGGTAAGAAGTTCGATGAGTTGTCTGCCCGTTTAAACGCTAAGGTAGATGCGGTCGAAAAGCCTGATGCCAAACTGGTTACCGACACCCTACGTGATGAGGTGTCCAAGCAGTTTGCTAAGTTCCGCAAGGCTACCCCAGTCGAGGTCATCGCTGAGGTTGCACAGACTGTGGCGGTCACTCGTAGGGTCAAGGCTAAGGACGTGTTCGATGGTGTCCTATCCTATGAGTACAACGGTGAGACGGTTGACTTTAGCGAGTTGGAGATCGAGGTGTTCGATGATCCATCCGCTCCCGCTCGTGTCGCTGACTACGTGTTTGCACCACGTCACCTACACCAGTCACTCGTTGCACTGGACGATGCCTTGCCTGACAACACATGGTTGGCGGGTGAGCGTGGCACTGGCAAGACCGAGTTCGTTACCCAGTTGGCATCCCGCCTTGGTCGCAGATTGTTTCGTGTGAATTTTGACGAGGCGATTGAGCGTGCTGACTTCATCGGTGCTAAGAGCGGAAGAG